CAACAAAGAAAAGAAACCCATGGGTCGACCCAAGAAGGAATTCAATTGGGTACTCTTTGACAAGCTCTGCGCTTTTCCAATGACGTGCGAAGATATAGCCTCACTCATGGACGTTCATATCAGCACAATATCCAGAGTTGTTGCGCGTGAGAAGGGTTTAACATTTGAAGAGTATAAGTATAAAAAACAATCAAAACTCCGCATGACTTTACTTCAGAAACAGATAGAAGTCGCTCAGGCAGGGAGTGTCCCGATGTTGATCTTCCTTGGCAAAAACTATCTTGACCAACATGATGGTCGACAGGTTTTGGACAAAACTGCAGAAGAGTACACGAAGCTTGTTATTAATATGAAGGAAGAACATGATGCCAAAAACAAATCAGGAAAAAATAAAAAAGGTGCTGCGTGAATACGAGCGTGGAACTCTTAGATCAAGCTCTGGCAAGAAGGTGACCTCTCGAGAGCAAGCACTGGCAATTGCTTTAAGTTACCAGAAGTAAATAGATGATCTCTTTATACAACGACGATTGTTTCAACGTCTTTCCAAACATACCAGACAATTCAGTAGACATGGTCTTGGTAGACCCACCGTATGGAGTGACAGTATGTAAATGGGATATCAAAATACCGTTTGATGCTATGTGGGTGCATCTTCATAGAATCATAAAAGACAATGGTGCGATCTGTATCTTTGGCACTGAGCCCTTTAGTTCATCCTTGAGGATGAGTAATTTAAAGAATTTCAAATATGATTGGTACTGGAACAAAAACAGTAAGTCTGGATTTATGAACGCTAAACTAAAGCCAATGAATACAATCGAAATGATATCTGTTTTTTCAACAGGTACTACGGCAAATGGATCAAAAAGAAATATGCGATACAACCCACAAGGGTTAAAGCCGTATAACAAAATAACAAAAAGCGGAAACAAAATTGGCAAAGAGATGACTGTCGCCAGAAAAAATAGTACACCAAGCACGACAATTGGTTATTTACAGAAGTGGACTAATTACCCTGTGAATTATTTGGAGTTTTCATACCAGAAAAAAGCAGTCCATCCCACACAAAAGCCAGTAGATCTTTTAGAGTATCTAATAAAAACCTACACCTTAGACGGAGAAACAGTATTGGACTTTGCAATGGGATCTGGATCAACAGGAGTTGCGGCTAAGAACTTAAACAGAAACTTTATCGGTATTGAGATTGATTCGTATTATTTTGCAACTTCATTAAAGAGAATATGTCAGATATAGTCTTCACTCCCTTTGATAAACAGAAGCAGTTCCTTTTGTCTAACAAGCGTATTAAATTAGCGTTCGCCTCAAAGCGATCAGGTAAGTCTAATGTTGCTGCTGTTCAATCAGTCATATATCAGGAAAAGAAATTAAATTACGACCCCCGATCAAGAGACCCATTCGTGGGCGTTATTATCTGTCCGACCCATGATATGCTTCGTCGCCTTGCTATGAAGTTGTTCGTTCAGTATGCACGCCCGTTTATTAGAAACTATAATAAATCCACACAAGAAATTGAGTGGCATGACGGATCTATAGTCTATGGTTTATCTGCCGAGAAGGTATCGCGACTTGAGGGAATTAAGGCTCATTGGGCTTGGTGCGACGAGTGCTTGCAGATGCATGAAGATGTGTATCTTGAATTATTGGCTCGAACATCAGACACGGAAGGAAACATTATCCTAACTGGCTCCCTTGGTGTGCAATTAATAAATCCAAAGATGCACTGGTGCTATAGAACGTTTAAAGAGCGAGAGGATGCTGACGTAGATCTTTTCGAATGGAGAACCTCGGACAATCCTTATTTCCCGCCTGATGAAATTGACAGGCTCAAGTCTTCACTGGATCTTCAATCATATCGTGCGATGTTTGAAATGTGTTGGGACACCACACCACGCTCTGCTGTTTATTACGACTTTTCCGAGGATAATGTAATAACGAACTATCAGTATCAACCATCGCTACCGACTTACGTTGCGATTGATTGGGGAATAGCACATGCTACTGTAGTTCTTTTCATGCAATATAATCAAGATACAGACACCGTGTATGTGTTTGATGAGATTTACGCAAACAGAAAACCTCTTGATTATTATTTAAAACAAATACTTGCCAGGCCTTATAACATCACCGCTTACTGCTGCGATATCGCTGGCAACCAGGATCAACTTCAGACTGGAAGATCTAATATTGATTTCTTTCAGCAACATAATATACACTTTAAGACAAGGACCTCTGCTATCATGTACGGAATCTCTATCGTCCGATCGTACATCCTTGACTCAAAAGGGCGCCGAAGACTTTATATATCCAAGAGCTGTGTTAATTTGATCGATGAGATTAAGAGTTATAGATTTCCAGAAAAGCACGGTATAATAACGAATGAAAATCCGATTGATCAATACAATGACGCGCTCGATGCACTTAGATATTTCTTCGTTAATTTTTTAGACAAACGTCGAGTCGAGCCAAGTTTAACAATTCAAAGGATGAGATAGATGATTTATTTCGAGGAAGATATATTAGACGAGACCACAAGGGCTAAGATCATTAAACAGATCGAGGGCACTGAGAACTACAGAAGAAAACTCAAGATCTACACACGAGAGGAGATATATAACGACAAGGTTTATAAATATGTAATCGATGCTCTCAGGGAAACTCTTAAAGAAAAAACGATCCTTGCGATGCAGAACTCAATTTCTAATATAAACATATTAAAAAAGATCATCGATAAGCTTGCCCGTGTGTACACATATGGTGTTGAGCGATCCACCACATCCGAAGAGTATCAGACTAATTTAGACAATCTAATGGACAAGATTGATTTTGACACCAAGATGAAACAATCAAACCGACAGTACAGGCGTGATTACAACTGTGCTCTTTACGCACGTCCCATGAAAATCCAGAACTCCCCTGATGATGCACCAAAGTATTATGGTGATCTTGAGGTGTTAGCTCCTTATCTCTACGATGTAATTGAGGACCCTGAGAACCGTCACAGGCCCATTTGTTATATACTATCTAACTTCGACATTCGTAGTAGCTCAAAGTACACCACTATGGACGCGGCTTATGCTGGAAGAACGGCATCGATTAATGATTCTGTTGATAACCCATCAGATGGAATTGATCAATTAATTGCCGATAGAAAAGAAGATGCTGGCAAAGGAAAAGCTAAGCAATATGTGTTCTGGACAGGCAACTATCATTTCACAACTAATAGAGTGGGAGAAATCATATCGGGTGAAGACATAACTAATCCTATCATGGAGCTTCCTTTTGTTGAGCTGTCGGCTAAGAACGTGAACAACTTCTGGTCTGATGGTGGTGACGATCTGGTTCAGGGGACTATATTAATTAATTCGCTTCTTTCCCACATTAACAACATTGGAATCACACAGGGCTACGGACAGTTTTACGCGATGGGTTCAAAACTCCCAAGACAATTTGAGTTTGGCCCAAACAAGGCTCTTCTTTTCGAGTACACAAAAGAGGATGTAAAGCCTGAGGTTGGTTTTGCCACGGCTAACCCTAACTTAGACTCACTTATGGGAGTGATTGAAACATACACTGCACTTCTTCTTAGCACTCGCAACTTATCCACCTCTGCGGTTCGCATGAGTTTAGACGGCGGTATGAGTGCACCATCGGGAGTAGCGATGATGTTGGATAAGGCTGAGTCCACGGAAGATGTTGAGGATCAGAGATCAATGTTCGTTTACGCTGACCCATTGATTGTCTCAAAGATCAATAAATGGAACGTGTACTTTGCCACTAACAACATGATTGACGAGCGGTTTATTGACGCTACTTTTCCTGAGGACGAGGATGTGATCATTCGTTTCAACAGAGCGGGTGCAATACTGACAGAGGGTGAAAAGTTAGATATTATACAGAAGAGAAAAGATTTAGGAATTAACACAAAGTTAGACCTAATCATGATCGACAACCCTGATATGACGATGGAACAAGCAGAGGAAAAGCTATTAACGATTCAAGAAGAAAAGGCTAAGAACTTACTATCAACATTTCCTCAAGCGCAGCCAATAGCACCAACGCGTGAAGAGGAAGAAGAGGACGATGATGAGAATAACGTCGACGAGTAGTCCATTCTCTGGCGCGGGCACGATAGCTGAGATTGATTTATTTGAAAATCTTGAATTAACCGCTGCCCAAAAGGCCGAGGCCTCACGTGATGTGGGAGAGTACCTTGTCTCACAGATCAACCAATATTTAAACGGAGCCAACACACCTGTCTCTGGCGGATCGTATAAGAGCGGTCTTAGTTCAGAGTACAGGGCTTTTAAAAGGGATCAGGGTGGATCGAGTGTGGCGGACCTTGAGCTAACGGGCACGATGAGAGACAGCTTAACTTATCGAGTGACTCCCACTGGCGTTCAGGTCGGTGTTTTTGGAAATAATCGTAATTCACTTAAGGCTGATGGTCACAATAATTATTCCGGTCGCTCCACACTGCCACGTCGACAGTTCTTGCCTGATAGGGGACAGAACTTTAAGGCTCAGATCACAAGGGGTGTTGAGTCTATATTAGCTGCTAAAAAAGTTCAAGGAGGCCCGGTGGCTCTCTCTGGTTTATCGCAAGTGCAGACGAGGGCTGAGTTTAATGATTGGATTTCAACACAGTTTCCAAACATATCACGTACACAGGTATCACGCGCTCTATTATCTGATCCCGCTGCAGTGAATACGCTTGAGAACTTAGGGTTTTTAAAATGGCTAAGAGTCTAAAGTACTTTAAAGGGTTAAAGGTTGAGTTCCCCTTCAAGAACAAATGGAACAAGTGGATCAAAAAAGATAAGTTTGGCGATATTCTTCAGGAACGTAT